TGAAGAGCGAGGCCTGGAGTTGGAATCTTCCTACGTGGGGGAATCCCAGCAACCTCGGGTGCCGACTCAAACCCAGGTTGCCAGTCCAGTGAGTCGCCATACGTCCCCCCAGGCTTCCTCCTCGTCGGTCGCACCAACCCCACAACCCGACAACGCTATACTGGTTTCAGTGCAGAAAGCATTGCACAGTTACAACACGCAGCTCGGACGGTTGGTCTCACGCATCGACTCGAGACAGCCCTCAAGGACTTCTTCCCGGCCGACGTCTCCCCCTCAGCAGAGTACGCCTCCTTCTGCAAACAGCACGAGGCTCGCCACAACTCCGCAAACGGGGCTGTGATTGTATCACAGACGGTCCAATCCCTAATACTTTGCCACATGGAGAGCAAGTATTTAGGCGTCCCTCAAACTCCATCTAACTGGAACACGTTCGAGTATTTTTCTCAGCAGGTCATGCTCTTGGACATGACGTCATCCCCCGGCATTCCTTATATGAAAGCCGCTCCTACCATAGGCAAATGGCTGGAATGGAACGGAGAGACAGTCTCTCCTGTTAAATTGCAGCTTCTTTGGTACGACACCCAGCGGGTCCTAGCAGGACAATTTGATCACACCTTCCGCGTCTTTGTCAAAGACGAACCTCATTCAGCCAAGAAAGTTGCTGGATCTCGGTGGCGGTTGATCATTGCCTCTAGCTTACCCGTTCAAATGGCGTGGCGGATGGCCTTTGCCCACCAAAATGACTACTTGAACGCTCACCCTTACGACCTCCCTTCGGCTCACGGCTTGATCTTTTGCTATGGAGGGTGGCGGCGGTTTAAACACCACGCCAACACTGTCGGCTTGAAAGTGTCTAGAGACATTTCCGCCTGGGATATCAATGCCCCAGGTTGGGTTACCGACTGCGCTCTCGCTCTGCGTTTACGCTGGGGCGGTAGTGCAGAATGGCAACGTGTGGCCCGGCTGCTGTACAAAGACGCTTTTGCGTCTTCCAAGTTGCAGTTCTCTAATGGACTCATTTTGCAACAGCAGTTCCCCGGCTACATGAAGTCCGGATTATTCTCCACCATCGCCGACAATTCCCTTCATATGGGATTTTTGCATCTCGCCGCTTGCGTGCTGGCCAATGAACCATTTCAAGAATGGTGGGCCACCGGCGATGATGTCTTACAGCAGTCCATCACCCCCTCTTACATCGAGGCGGTAGCACGCATGGGTATCACCATCAAAGAGTATGAGCACTCCTTGGTGTTTATGGGCACGTCCTTCGTGGATAAGCCCATTCCGCAGTACTTTTCCAAACATGTGGTAAAATACGCCACCACATCCTCTAATCGGGCTGAGGTAGTAGAAGCCTTCTGTCGGCTGTATGCTCACTCCCCCCTTTATGAGTTTTGGAGATCTCTTGCTCTTGCGGGATCAACGATGGTGAAGTCAGCCTCTTATTACCAGTTCTGGTTTGATAGTCCTTTGGCAAGGGCTATATCTGCCGGAATTCCCTGGTTCTAAGTTGTAGCCTCCGGGTTGTCAG